AACTGCTCCAGCAGGTCGATTTGGATTTGTGTTTACAACACCAGGAACAATGAGCCATGGTGCAAAAATTGAAGCGTATGAAGGGTCAATCGCTGTTCCTTGAATTGTTGCTGCGTCGGACAAAAGGTCTGCTGCAACGCCTGTGTTTTGAGCGTCAAGAACAGCAACACGATTGTTTGCCTGTGCGTGGTCAGCAAGATTTACATATGTAGATACCGATGTTGCTCCTGGGTAAGAAATTTGTCCAGGACCAAATGCGTCACTAAATACTGAAAGTGCTGCTGGTACATCTGCGTCAGCAACAGAAGCATCTGTTCCTCCAGTAAGGTAAATGCTTACACTTGAACCAGATGCAGGAAGAATGCTTGAACCAGAAACTGTGCTTGCGTAACACATTGAAGCGTAATTAGAAAGCGAATTAATCCAGTTAACTACGTCTACATCAGAAGTAAGTCCACCAGTGCGAGCCAGTGTGGTTCCATTGTAAGAAATTGCTGCTGTGTAAACGGTGTTTGAATTAACAGTTGCACCGCTAAGTGTAAGAATTACACCATTTGCACCAGAATTGCTTGAGTTTGCCCACGTTCCTTTTCCAAGGGCGGTAAGTACAAACTTACCACCAGTAGTGCCAGAAGTTGCAGCAACGCCAGTTGATTGTGGTTCAATACGTGAAACGTAAGCGCGTACGCCACCTTCACGGAAAAATACGTCAAGAGCATCGTAAAGAAGCGTGCTGTCAACGTGTGAGTTTAGGGTGTAGCGACCTGTAAGTTGACCATTTACAATCTGGCCAAAATAGGTGTTAAAGTCCGAAATGGAATTAACTGGGACCGCTACTCCAGCGGGGCCAGCGGCCATTCCGAGCACAAACCAAGTGCCAGTTGCGGCATTTACGCTTGGATTTGAAGCACTGGCAGTAACATTAATGTTTACGCCTGGGGCTGAATTAGCCATTTGAGTTCTCCTCGATGTTAGTGGAAGCAGTTTCTTGCTTCGTTGAATTCTTTGTTGGTGAAAGTTTTTGCTTTTGTTCTTCCCTCTGTTCACTTAAGTTTTCAGATTGAACAACAACTGCATTTCCTTCTGAGATGTAACTCTCAATTTTTTTCCCATTTTTAACTATGTATTCGTTACCATGGGACATTGGTTGTCCTTCTTCGTCAAAAATGACATTTGGGGACTGAATTAAAATTTTTATTTTGCTCATATTTCCTCATTTGCAATAGTGACATTAACTTCAGTCGCTATTGGCGCTGGTGTTGAACGCTGTGTCGTAGGCTCTGTTACAGCCCCTTCTGCAGCAAACTGCGGACTTGGCAATCCGCCGTACATATTTAGAGCGCTTCCAACAGTTACAACAAAACGAACATGGGCAATTCCAGTCGTTCTACCACTGCTGTGTTCGCCTTCTAGGTATTCTTCGCCGTCCCACATTGTGGTTTCGGCAAAACCGCCTAAGCCGCGATTTTGAATAATGCAAGCACGAATGCAAGCAGCATATGCCTGCGTTAAAGCTTCCGTTTCTTGCCAATCTTTCGTTCCATAAATGTAGACCATTGCTTCAACTTGCCAATTAACACGTATACCATTTTGGTGAACCTCAGGTATGCCTAGTGTTGTTGGCACCGAAATAAGAACTGCAGCAGCAGCATTTCGAGGCAATGTTCGATATTCAGGTCGGTGCCTGTACTCAAAAGGCTTAACCAAAACCTCGCTACCTAAAGCGCGATTAAATTGAGCAATATAAGTTGGGAACCATTTTTCAAGAGTTCTATAAACAGCTTCTTGAACGCTGTGTCCTCCGTATAAAGGGCCAAAAACGTCACTACCGTAACTTAGGTCCCAATCGGTCCACCAGTCTCTTTGTGCCATTTATAGTTCCTTATTTACCGAAAAATTTAAATTTACTTACAGCCTTTTTAGCAACAGTGGAAATATTGGTAATTGCTTTTCCAGTTGCACGACCAAGACGATATGCAAATCCGCCTCTTGGTTGTTCAACCTCAACAGACCTACGTTCATTAATTGGGTTGTGTGAACCGTTATGGTGAAAGTGTTCAACATTTGAACTTTCTTTTACCTTGGTTACAATTGCATCTGCTCGTCTTTCTTGTGGAGTTTCAATAAATTCATCCTCAAAAACGTAACGAGCAATTACACGTCTTACCGCAGCAATAAAAAGCGGTGGCGCTGGGTGAGGTATAATTCGCCGCAGTGGGTTGTTTCCAATTCCATATTGGTGAAAGTATGCGTAATTATTGCCGTTTGAATAATTTCCAGTTGCGGTTTGATGTTTCCTTGGGTCAATAATTATATTGATAGCTTTTGTTCCAATTGGAAAAAATTCAGGATTTTCCGCTGCTCTTTTTAAAGCACCAGTAGGACCAACCAAAGGTTTTTTGTTAGCAAATGCGGGCCCTAATTTATCAAGCGTAGATTGCGCAAGGGGCCTCCATGTGTTAAAAACACCAAACGTTGGAGAGGAACCATTAAATTGAAATATTTCTGCTTCCATTAAAGCAAAAAGCATTTCTGCTTCTCTTAATGCTGGTTGTGGGTTTTTTAAACGCGCAGAGAGCATTTCAAGTTTGTGCGTAAATTCTGTTATGCCTTCCCCGTAATAATCGCCTTTTGCGCCTTTAAGGGTTACATTAATTCCACTGCGACCATCATTGGAGATTGCCACTTTATCCTCTTACCCACGGGGCAATCAAAAGGTCAATCTGTTGGTCAATTTGGTCAAGATTCATTTCACGACGAGTTTGTGGTTCAAACTCAAGAATGATAAATTTTGCGGCCTGGAATAGGCAGGCACGACGAAGTGATGGAGGAATACCTTTGGTATATCCACCATTGTAAACAACATTAACCCTTGTTCCTTCAGGGGCAAATGTTCCTAAGCGTAGCCATACGTGACCATCAGTAATGTCTGGGCCAATTATTCCGCCATGGGCAAAGTTAATTGGTTGATAGTCACCATAGGTGCGAATAATGGCCATAGATTGAATATCGTATGTCCATAGTTCCGGATATACCGGAGCGAAATGGTCAAGCCAAAAGTGACGTACAAGAGTCGACGCACCCAATGCGATGGCTTGAGATAGGCCCAATGAACCATAAATATCCATAGGCATGTCTGCATTGTTCCCATACTCAGATGGGTCAATACCGAATAGTCGTTCTTGGAACAAGTGATTCTGAAATGGTGCCAAGCGACGACCTGTGCGGTCCTCTAAGTGAGAAGTTGCTTCAACCAAAATATCCGCAAGGGTAGTTGGTTCAATGTCAACGACTAACTCAGGGTAGCGCTTCGAAAGGTCAGCAACGCTGGCAAGTGAAACAGGGTCCTTGTATTGTGAACCGTTGTTTTTTGCCATAATTACCTAATCCTTGGATTTGCGCTTAGTTGGTGAAGCAACATCTAGTGCTTCGGATACATCTTCGGAAACTGATGCTTCCTTCTGTTCCTTGAATTCCTTAAGAGTGGTCTTTTTAACGACCTTTTCAACCTTAGAAACTTCCGCTTCTACTTCTTTTTCAATCTTTTTTACTTCTTTTTGTACAACGTAGTAAAGTTCACCAGGGATTGAAAGAAGTGCGTGAGCCACGCGTGGTGGAACCTCAATGGCTCCAGCGTCACCGGTCTTCTCCCAAGAGAAGCCTTCTGTGCCGCCTGGTTCATTTGCTGCTAGTAATACCATGGTAAATCCTTTCAAAGAGAAATCCAGCGCGGCGGGTGGGGGAGGAACGAGGGAACCCACCCGCCGCGCTGAAATCAGTTTTCCTAATTAGTCAACGATGAAGTTAGGAGAGAAAGACGAGGTAGGTGTTGAACCATTACCAGCCTTACTGTCCAAAGCACTTGCAACGTTGGCAAGACGACCAATGTACTTAGGCGCACGAACAGCAAGCGTGGTGTCCGCAACGAATGCGAATGGCAGGCTGTCAGGCGATGCAGTAGTTGGGTAAACGTTAACCGCTTGCATTTCACGTACGTGTGGACGTACGATGTAGTTAGGGTCACGAGACATTAGGAAGATGCTTTGCTCACCAGCAGAGGTAAGTGGGTGCAATCCAGCGTTTCCGTATGCGTAAGCCGCAGTTGGAGAAGCCTGAGCGTGCGAACCATTGTAAGCAACAAGTGTAGTTCCGTTGTCAACAATCTTGGTAGTTGCGTAAGCAGCACCAGTGTTGTCAAGGAAGTTTGCGTCTACAATACCGAGTAGGTTGAAGTCTGTGTTTCCAGGTGTTGAACCTGCAGCGCGGTATACCTTGTAGTGCGTTGGCTGTGCGCCTTCTGG